TGAAGAAATAAACTCCTCCTGGTATTTATACTTTAGCAATAGTGTGCAGGAGTTTAATAATCGGCTCCTGCACATTTTTTAACCTTAGTAATACCACCAAATGTTACACGCCAGTATAGAAGAAAGAGAAGGTAATAAGGATGAGAAGCAATATTCAACTGTGCTATCCATTTGAAGAGAAACGTTTAAATAAGTGGAAACCACCCTACATAGTCCAACCTAAACTTGATGGAGAGCGTTGCCGTGCAATTTATGATGCTAATTTAGAAGAGTGGATTCTTTTAAGTAGTGAGTGTCATGCTATCTTTTCAGTACCTCACATCAACGAAGCACTTAAACATTACCCTACATACAACGAGTATGATGGTGAACTATACCACCACGAACTTCCTTTCGAAGATATTCATTCAATAGTAAGTCGCAAGGTCAATCAGCACTCAGAGTTTGAGAAGATGGAATATCACATCTTTGATATAATCAACGATGACCCTCAGGCGTTGAGGTTAATTAACCTTAATAGATTGGGTAGTTTCGGCCCTGTCAAAGTGGTAGACTATTACCTTGCAGAAAATTTCGATGGTGTAATGGAAAGCTATCACAAGTTTCTGGGTATGAATTACGAGGGAATGATAGTGCGTCACCCAGGGGCGAATTACGTGCGAAAGCGTTCTGTTTACATGATGAAATTTAAGCCTAAAAAGAGTGACTATTATAAAATAGTACACTGTAATGAAGAGATTGATAAGAATGGATTTTCCAAGGGTTCATTAGGCTCCTTCACCTGTGTGAGTGAAGACGAAGCAACTGAGTTTAATGTTGGTAGTGGATTTACTAAACTTCAACGAGAAGAATATTGGGAGATTCGACATACCTTAGTTAATCAGATTTGCCACGTGGAGTATCAAAATATCACTTCAGGCAAAGGAGTACCACGCTTCCCTATCTTTATGGAAGTGATAGTAGTATGAGGGATATTTTACTCTTTCTAATCGGAGTAGTATGGACAATAATGTTAACACTATTTGTAAAGTAACCTATGGTAATAATTTAACCATAGAGGGAAACTAAATGGCTACAGTATATATAGTAAATAAGGGAGGCCATGACCATAGTGATGCCGAAAGATTTGGCAACTTATTATTCCTTTCGGAGGGAGCTATCAATCGTTACTCGACTGGTAATATCTACCGCAAGTTCGTATCGGTGTTAGATAACTCCCTCCCTGGGGATTACATACTCATTACCGGCTTGAGTGTAATGAGCTCGATTGCCTGTAGTATCTTTGCTAGAAAACATGGAAGGTTGAACTTACTATTATATAAAACCTCTCATGATGATATAGTAGGAAACTACTATATCGAACGTACTTTAATGCTTGACGAATTGATGAAAGGGGATAAAGATGAATATAAAACCGATCAATAATCGTTTAGATGAGATATGTGCTAATTGTGGTTGTACCTTCGGCTCTCATTGTGGAGTAGATTATTACAGTAAGGAACATCAAATGCAAATTCCTGCTAACTATTGTCCTGGTCACGAAGGTGGAATGGATTGGGATAAAGGACCTGGCACAACATTTGCACCTACAGGAGAATATAAGGAGGATAAGGAATGAAAGTAAGAGTGAGTAATAAAGAATTTGCAGATACTGTTGATGTATTTAAGACAGCATGTGCAAGTGTGGGCTTACCTAATACAACCAGACAGGCAAGTAAATGGAGAATGGGTAAAGGCAAAGCATTGAAGGAGGGAAAATTATGATAATCGAGAGACATCCTACATGGGATATACAGGATTCAAGTAAGGTACAATGCTACCTTGAATGTCCTAGGAAGTACTTCTATAATTACATTTTAGGATGGCAGAATGATGCACCTAATAATCACTTAGTATTTGGAAGTGCGTGGCATGAAGCTATGGAACACCTACTCATTAACGGATATGAGGAAAAGAGCATCTTGGGTGCGTTTGATTTATTCTTAAACTATTATAGAAAGGAATTCCCTGAGTCAACCGATGAGCTATTCGGTGCAAAGACTCCCGAACGTGCTCTCTCGGCGTTGGTAGAGTATTGTGGTAAGTACAAACATGACTTAGGAGACTTTGACGTCCTATACACCGAGATAGCAGGTACAGTTCCACTTGCAGAAGATAGAGTATTACATTTTCGTCAGGATGCTATATGCAAAGGTAGTCAGGGTTACTTCTCCTTGGAGCATAAAACAGCCGGTGCTTCTATTAGCCGTGCGTGGATGCAACAGTGGCCGTTGAGTATGCAGGTGGGTACTTACACCCACGTTCTCTATTGCTTATTCCCTGAGAATGAAGTCTACGGCGTGAGAATTAATGGTGTGGGATTCCTTAAAACTAAATTCTCTATGGAGCGTGTGCCTGTAAAGAAAACAAGGGAGAGTATGCAAGTATGGATGTGGAATACTCTTTACTGGTTAGATTCCATTCAGTGGGACTTTGAACGTCTGGGTAATTGTAAGGAAAATGAACCTTTGATGATGGCCTTCCCCATGAATCCAACTAATTGTAGTAAGTATTTTGGCTGCCCTTATCACGACTTCTGTACAGCATGGGCGAATCCCTTACAGCATTTAGACGAGGTGCCTATGGGTATGAAAGTAGAATATTGGAATCCTATGGTAACCAACAGACCTATCAAACACGAGATGGTTGATGGTAAGATGATATGAGTAACGACTTAAAAGACCCAAGTGAGGTAAGCGAAGATAGAGCATTTCGCCTTTATATGGGAGAGGTAAATCCCCAAGATTATGACAACTTTATAGAAGTTGATCTTACAGATTTAGAAGAAGTAGTAGAAGAAACAACAGGGCCTGATGTAGGTGATGGTCCTGATTGGGACTTAGATGGAGCGATATACTAAATAAAAGGAGGATGAAGAATGAAAGCATTATTTGAAGTAGATAAGGAACTAAAAGGGTCACGAAGGTACGCTTGTAAGGATGGTAAATTCCCTTTGCAGAGTGTCTACGTTAATCGAAGCTATTCTGACGGGATAGATGATGTTGCAATAACTATAGAAAGCGAGAAGGAGGATAAGGGATGAGTGATAAGATGGAAATAAAGATGGAGGCAGAAAAGTTGAAGAAGCTATATGACAACGACCCTCGAAGTAGCAGCTTCAATGCCATTATCTACGGAGGTACCGGTAGTGGGAAGACGTCACTATTACGCACGTGTCGTCTCCCACTTCACGTTGACTCTTTTGACCCTGGGGGAAGTAAGGTGCTGCAAGGTGAAGCGATTCTAAATGGTGTAACTTATCCCGATGAAATGAGTCGTGGGAATATAGTAGTCGACTCACGCTTCGAGGTCGAGGAGCCAGCAAAACCTGCAGCTGCTAAACTATGGGACGAGGAGTTTCATCGCAGGAAGAAAATGGGATACTTTGACCACATAGGCACCTACGTTATTGACTCTATGACAACGTGGGCTCAGGATATTATGTATGAGATTATTAAGAAGGCAGGTAGAGGTGGTGGTCAGCCTTTCCAAAATGACTGGCTCCCACAGATGACGGTGATTGAGAATGCGTTAAGAGACATCATCTCTCTTCCGTGTGATTGTATCTTAATCGGCCACGACAATGCAGATAAGGATGAAGCCACGGGAAAGATGTTTATCTCATTGATGATCACTGGTAAATTGGTAAGGAGAGTGCCCTTGCTATTTGACGAAATGTATGTTGCTATGACTAAAGAGACGAGTAAGGGTATAGAATATCAACTTCTTACTCAAAAAACCGGCCTGTATCAAGCAAGGAGTAGGTTGGCTAATCGTGGTCAGCTCGAAACCTACGAGGTGCCTGATATTAAAGGTATACTCAAGAAAACAGGCTGGAACACAGATGATAAACCATCACTATTTGAAGGAGGTGAATAAAATGATATTAATCGTTGATATAGGACAGTATCACTATGCCTTTAGAGAAGATGCACTTGAATATTTGGAAGATGCAGTTAAGGTCGAGAAGATAGGATATTTTTGGAAGGCTACAAAAGTTAAAGCGGTAGACCATTTTGAGTTAATTAGAGACTTCCCTAGTAAAGCTAAAGAAGAGGAAAGACAATCAGATCAGTATTGTAGCTGGTGGTTAGAGGAGAGAGTTAAAACTACTGCATTAAAAAAGGAGATTGAAGAACTAAAAAATAAAGAGGAGGAAGTAAATAATGATGTACAAGAGGAGTAACAAACAAGGTAACATAATTGACTTAATTAACATGAGGAGAATCTCGGCTATCAATGTTAGAATAACGGACAACATAGCTAAAGTGAAAGTAACATTAGATTCAGGCGTGCTCGTCCATTCTAATATGACGATAGATGAATCGTCTGACCTTCTCAATCTAATGGTCGAGAAGAATAAAAGTTTGTCAGAAATGATGAATGAGGATTCGCCTGACGAGATGATAGATAAACTATTAAAAGGAAAGGAGGATAAAAAGAAGAAGGAGAAGGTAGATTAACGTAACTAACATTAACATTAACATTAACTTTAAGGAGGATTAAAGATGGGCTTTTTGGACATAGATGTAAAAGGAGCAACGGAACCTAAAGCAGTAAGTGGAGACGCCGAGTATCAGGTGAGAATCGTCTCGATTGATCAGAGAATTAACAAGAGTGGTAACCCCTTCTTGTTCCCTCGTTTTGACATTCCTGACGAACCCGCATCGAAGGACTTTTCAAAGTACCTCCCTCTCCCCTGTGATGGTATGACTGACAAGCAAGTTAACAATGCCAAGTGGGGATTGAAGGCTTTCTTTGACGCTTTCGGAATTGATGCTGGAAAGAAGATTGACATAGATGATTGTGTCGGTAGTACCGCATGGGCTATTCTCGGCGTGAGTGAAGATGAAGAGTACGGCGAACAGAACTTCATTAAACGTTTTATCAAAGCTAAATGATTAAGGGGGTTGGAATAGCAATCCATTCATAACTCTGACATATTGTAGCGGGTGGTACTATTCTACCATTCGCACTTATAACGCTATGGTAAATTATTAACCAAAGGAGCATTGAAAATGAGTGGTGAGGTAAGAGAATATAGACCTCGGCTGTCAATAGAAATAACCGAAGATCAGGCGTCTGCTCTAAGTCGTTTAATCCCTTGGGGAGCAAAGAACGAACTATTTCGTGCGATAATAGAAGACGTTATCTCACTCCTCGAAGAACACGGAGCGATTATTATTGCAGCTATATTAACTAAGCGATTAAAGGT